CCCGTTAACCCCCGGATTTTTATTTTACGGGGACACCCCGTTAACCCCCGGATTTTTATTTTACGGGGACACCCCGTTAACCCCCGGATTTTTATTTTACGGGGACACCCCGTTAACCCCATATATGTGACTACATCTAACAACAGTTAATATTAATATAAATACTTATAGGATATTGCTTAATTTCATGGCGCGGATCATTCGCGTGACACCAATACCGCCACCACATCTATCAAAAAATTTAAACTTTAGGAAGGTGTCTAGTTCCTGTTCGACGCGTTCTTTGGTGAAGTTGCTGAAGAGGATGCGGGAATATTGTCCGTCACTAATATTATAGAATTGGTTGCGCATTTCTTCTACACTCGTAGATCTTTCTGCCGATCCGATGGTCTCCATACCATGTAGGATGACATCTACTTTATTGGCCAGACCCGTATCGCTACTAGATTGTTTCATATTCCAGAATGGTGAAGTATAGTTGGGAAACATTTTTAGGAAATATACTGGTCCGTGGTCACGACGCAAGTGGTCTTCATGTTCGTGTTCTAACTCTTTCACACCATATTTCTTTGCAACATCATTGTAATTGCCTTCTGGGAATTTATCCACTGACCCAAAGCCCAAATACTCTAGAAGATCTTTTTCCAACTGAATTAGGACATCCAGACCACCCTTCATTTCAAATTCAAACATAGGAAAAATCTTATCGTGCCGTCCTTCAACTGGTGTCGGTTCATTGCGGAAACTGGTGCTAATGCAGAAATATCCGGCCGTATCTGGATTAGATAGTAACTCATATTCTAGCCACATTTGGCCAGTTTGCGGAAGGGGCCATACCTGACCTCCATAGGCAAATGTCGCAATAGTTTCAGGGTCTTCACAAGCGGCCAAAATACTAAGGCGACTTTGTGTATGAACTTCAATAAAACCTCTAGATTCAAAAAATGCACGCATCTTCGATACGGCCTTATGGAATTCGCATGGAGATATGTGTTTTGGGTGTTCGGGCATCTTTATAATAAATTATGAACTATGGATATGTTTAAGTATCTTTTATTTTCGTAGATAATAAAGTAAATACCCGTTAACCCGTAACAAATTCATATATACGGGGTTAACGGGACATCCCGTAATATACCAATTCTTGTAATTGTTTTTCTTCTTTCTTCATTAGATGTTCAATATATTTATTTATAACTTGTGCAGATGTTTCTTTAGTTATAATTTTCTCTCTACAAACTGGACATTCATATTTAATTGTTAACCATTTCATAATATAGTTATATATAAAACAATGTTCACATGGTAATTCGATTATATTATAATTATCTTTAAAATTAATTAATGAAATAGGACATTTATTATATTTTTTTTTAGAATCTTTATATTTTATATTTTTTAATTCACATGTTTTTGCCTGGATATTATTAGTATTTAAAAATACTTTTTCTATAATATTTGCTCCTCCACTTTCTAATAACATTAATTCACTATAACCTGGAAAAAAAGGCACAAAAATATTATTATTCATATAAATAATAATATTTTTTATTTATTAATTAATTATTTTACTTATATATTATATAAATGAGTAAAGGAGATCCTAAAACTAGCACGCGTAAAATACATAGGCCTAAGATAAATAAATCTAATAAAAGAGGAGGAACAAAAAAGAAACAGATAAAATCTAAGAGAAGAAGAAAACATACTAAAAAAATGAGAAAGAGTAGAAAGAGTAGAAAGAGTAGAAAGAGTAGAAAAGGAGGAGGACCTGGTAATAATAGTAATAAAGCAATAATAGATAAAGCAATAATAGACAAATTTAAAAAAGATGATACTGTAAAAAAACTTTATGTATTAAATATTCATAAAAACCCATGTAATGAATCAGGTTCTTTATGTGAAGTAGTAGGTAGATATACTACAATTGATGAGTCTGCCGAAACCATTGAACATATGCGAAAAGTTAAATGTGCAAATGAAAAATATATTTGTCATAAATTAGTACCTGTATCTGAAGGAGAACAATTTAGCAATATTTTAAGAACCATTATTAAGGACGCAAATAATTTTGATGAAAATGATTATAATAATATAAAAGATGGATTACGTAATAAAGATATTAAATTAGATAAAATTACAAGTGACCATGGTATAAATATAATATATAAACCGGATAATGGAACAGATGAAGATAAAATTGTATATTTTTTTAGTATTAAGAAACTCAAGTAAATTGTTTTACATTATATCGTTCATTTTGTAGTTGCTCCTGTAACATACTCCATGGAGTCATTTCTCTCAAAGTATCTATACCTTTATTGCAAAATGCATTCAAGAGTGCTGGACTAAATCCAGCAAACATGGTTGCACCTTTTTGTTCAGAAATCACTGGAAATCCATCAGTATGTCTCAAATTCCAAAACAGAATATGAGGTGGTTTATATGGTGTTCCAATAGCTTTTTGACCAGCAGAGCTATATAGTTCTGTAATATGGTCCCACATAGATTGGCTCAATGATTCATTTCCAAATGAATCAATTTGCATATCGGAAAAGATAGCAAGCACCATGTTTTCTACATCTTCAGCAGGAAGTTTATTTGCAACACACGCATCAAGAATCATCATCAATGCTGCTGTAAAGTTTGTACTGCCACCCCACATTCCCCAATCTGTCCAAGGATGAATTGTAGAAATCATATCCATCAAACTTCTAGTACCACTTAAATTAATCCATTCTGGTGTAGTACTGAATGAAAGAACTCGACGACCCAATTTAGATTTTTCTGCGACACGTAGTCCCAAACCAATTGCTGCATGCATTGGGTCTCCCTCCATAGAACCAGACAAATCCACCATAGCAACAATATTTCCCAAATTGCCAATGCTTTTACCCGCATTTTCCCATTGCAGATTTAAAACATCATTATCTATTTGAGAAAATTGAGAACACACATAAGATTTATTCATTTTTAAAGCATCTGAAATCATTATATTCAATCCTACACGCTTTCCCTTAATAGTCATTTTTCCTTCTTTAGCTTGTGTAACAAATTGTTCAAAATTCAATGCACCTTGAATGCGATTACTATCATCTGAACGTTTTTCACCATTTTTCTTCTTATTTTGAAAAGCCTGAGTCTGTTTTCTCATCGTTACAGAAGTAACATTTTTGTATTCAATCTCATCATATTTATTAGCACACTGATATATTTGTGTTGTTTTCAAATTGCTATTAATTTTAGAAAGCAATTGTCTATAATGTTGATAGCCCTTGTTTTCAGCCCTTCGCATTTGCTCAGGAGTTGTTACTGTAGTAAAATATTCATAAAAATATTCTTTTACAAGTGCTTGATATAGTGGCTTAAAAGGCATTTTTGATTTTGCTGATGCCTTTTCACGAGGAATCCATTTTGCAGCCAAAGATTTGTTTTGTGTTTGTTCATTAATATCTTTTCTAAGTTGGTTATTCACCAACTTCACCAGGAAATCAAGAAAGACCGGGGGACATTTTTGTCCTCCAAAAACACGCCATAGTTGTTTAATGTCTTTCCAAGAACCATATGGATGCGAACTTGAAATAGGCAAATCTGTGACAAAATATTTAATTAGTTGAAATGCCTCTTCCTTTTTATAAAGGAACCATTCATATACAAGCGCATAAGCAATACACCATTCACCCTTTCCTGATTCAATATCACGCGTATGAACAACGATTCTGCGCATCGTATCTTCAAGAAAGATTTTTTCTTTAGATTCCACCATATTTTGTAGTTCAATCAAAATTTTTCTAAACATAAGCGCAATTTTATTAATTTCACTCTCATTCTTAGTTCTTACAATTTGAAAAGACATTTGGACAATTTTTTCTCTCAACTTATTAGACCAACCATATTCTCCATGCAAATTCTCTCCAAGTTGCATTGGAGTATAATTATCAATAGCAGCGATAAATGCAGATGTAGTGGTCATCTTTGAAATGTATTTAGATGTAGTTATTTCTTTAAGTTATTTAAGTTCTTTAAGTTATTTAAGTTCTTTCTTTGTTTTTTAGTCTTTTTAGAGTGTAAAGAATGTAAAACTATTTTTTTAGTATTACTTTTATTCAATTTTTTAGTTAATTCAGAAAAAATAATAAAAATAGAATTTAAGTTTTGGAACATTTCAATAGTTGGAAAAAAAGTATTATTTTCTAAAGACATTTTATACAAAAAATCATAATTATTTTCAGTTTCATTTACAAATTCTTCTACATCTTCAAATTTTAAATTTATATTATAAAGCATTAAATCGATTGGTCTATATTTAATATTATTATTTATTCTCTTTTGTTTTATTAAATCGATTAATTCTTCTTTTTTTATAGTATTTTTATACTGTAATTTATGAATAGATGATTTAATATTTACTAATTCATTTTTTTCATTGCAGTAAAAAAAAAAAATTTTTATTGATTGTATATCATTTTCATAAAATGGTTTGATTTCATATTCTTTTATCCATTCAAAATCCATTATATTTATTTATTAATATAATATAATAGATTATATGATAATTTTTAACTCATAGTCTAAAAATAGTCTTCACCATTCATGTTATCATTTTCATCAGAAGAGTAATCATCTGAATAATTATAATCGTTATATTTTTTATTATCATAATTATTTTTATTTTTATTGTTTAATTCCCAACTGTAAATATATTTTGGACCATTCATCAATTCACTAAGATATTCATCCATGTAATATTTATCAAGTATATCATTAATTTTATTTATTTTTTTCTGATAATTTATTTCCATCATTGTTTCTTTAAATTCTATGTATGTTTTCGATTCTCCTCCATAAGAAAAAATATTTTTTTTATTTGTTTTATCTTTTTTGATATAGACCCATCCCGGTTTTAAATTAGAAATATTATCATCATTTTTCTTTTGTTTTTGTTTTTTAAGTGCATCAGAAAATGAAATAACTACATTTTTTTTATTTGTATTTTTATCTCCTAATGTAGGAAAATTTTCATCATTTTTTTTTATATTTTTAAT